TTGGGTGGTCAGCGTTTTCATTTGCGAAAACACCGTTGCGAGAGATTGGCCAGATTCCTCGGCAATGCTGGCGACAGTCTTCCAGCCTTCGGCTTCGTAGGCGGCCAAGTTGTCCTCTTTGGTGGACTCGTAAAAATTCGCCCAGGCGGCGCTTATATCGGGAGAAGCCACGGCTGGCCTTTTTTTCGTTCGCATAGGTTCACGGTTAAAGAATTGTCGCAGTAGTGGCCCCACGCGAAGCCTTGCGACCACGCTAGGGTGGCGCGGCGTTCGGCGGCATACGGCATGTCGAAGTTGGCGAGCATTCCAACGCAATAGCCGGATGCGCCGTCGATGTTGCGGGCGCGTTCCCATCCGACTCGGTGAAGGTGCGCCAGAACGACATTGCCGTAGGTCTCCGCGTGATCCCTGACGGCCATGGTATTGAACATACTCCCATGCACAAATTTGGTTCGGCCGAGTTCGACGAAATTGCGGATGCCGTAGGGGGTCAGCGGGGCGCGGAGTCTTTTGGCGGTCTCTTCGATTTTTTGGATTGTGAGATTGGCGGCGTAAGCGAGGAGGGCGTTCGGGCTTTTGGAAAATTTCCAGAGTCTGGCTTCGTGATTGCCGCAGAGGATTTGGTTGGGCTCTAGCTCGTGCAGGAATTCGATTCCCGCCATCAGGTCTCCCGCGACATCGGCGGCGTGGTCGGCGTCGTTGCTGTCGCGGACGGCTCCGGCGCGGAAACTGGCGAGGTCAATGAAATCGCCGAGGTGCAGGGTGGTCTGAGGCTTCCACGCGGCTTTGAATTTCAGCACGGCGGCGCGGGCTTCCGGATCGATCTCGGCTCCGTGCGAGCATCCGACGGCCATCCATTTTTTCCATTTTTTTACGGGTGTCATGGTAGGTCGGGGATTTCGTTGTCTTTGCGGAGTTCCCACAAATAGGAGCGGACTTTTTCGAGCGTGGCGTCGCATCCTTTTTGCGTGACGCCTTCGTCGTCCCGCCATTCGCGGAACTCCCCTCCCCCATGTTTAAGAAAGGAGCGGATTTCGTTAAGAAGGTCGTCGAGTATTAAAACGGTGTCCATGCCTTTGACCGCGCAGATGTGTTCGGTTCGCTCCTCGGGCAGGGTGAATTCGAGCGTGGCTTTCAAGCGGTTTCCTCCTCGTCGTCTTCTTCCTCTTCTTCTTCGATTGGCCAAAAGATTTCGTCCGCTTCGCGGCACAGGGCGCGGGCCGCGTAATCGTTTCCGAATTTGAAATCCATGTAATAGGTCTCGCCCTCGTCCTCCCAGGACACGATGCACAAGGAGACATCGAAATGCTCGGCGAGGAGCGCGCGGGCTTGGAGCATGACGGCCTCGCGGTCTTTGGGCGGGGCGGGTTTCTTTGCCATATTAAAGCACCCGATTGAGGGCGGCTAGGAGGGCAGCGTGGGCTGCTGGGGAGCAGTCGTCTTTGCGGCCGGGGGCGACATCGGCGTGGCGGAGAATGTTGGCGAGAGGGATGTGGTTTTCGCGCAGGATGGGGAGGAGGTATTCGACGGCGGAAAGGAGGGCGTCTTCGCTGAGGGGCGTGGTGTAGGTGTCCCCTTCCCATGCCATGCCGACAGAAAATGAGTTGGCGTCTTTGCGGCCTTGCCACGAGCTGACCCCGGCGTGCCAGGTGCGTTGGGTTGGGAGAGCGAGGGCGGTGCGTTTGCCGTTCCTCGCGATGATGCAGTGGTAGGAGACTTTGCTGACCGGATCACAGCACCACGAGACGCTTCCGGCGTAAGCCCCGGAGGTGTGATGCAGAATCACATGCGACGGCTTGATCACGCGGCCCGCGCTGATGTTGGGCGTGCGCTTGTTTGTCTGCTGATAAAACTTTGGCTCGGGCTTGAGGGTGCCGGAGGTTTTGGCGGGCTTTGCTGATGGCTTCGCGGGCTTCGGCGCGGGCTCAGGCGCGGGCGCGGGGGATTGCGCGGGCTTTGGAAACATGAAGAAGCGGGCGAGGAGGGAGATCATTTGTCGCGGAGGGTGCGATCTGGAAGCTCGGGGAGTTGGTAGCTAAAGCGGCCATAGTCGCTCTCGAGCGAGAAAGTGAGCGGGCCGAAGCTCGAGCACCCGGTGAGGAGAGCCAAAGCTAGAAAAAGAAAAGCGGCGATGATCATGGCCGCCGCAATCTTCGAGGGGTTGATCATTTTTCCTTTCGGAAAATCTCAATGGCTCCGAGGGCGGCGATCGTGAGGCTGGTGATGGCGTTGACCGCTTCGGGCTCCAGGTTGATGCCTACCAGCCCGAGAAGGATGCAGAGGCCGCGAATGGTGGACGGCTCCTTGAGCCGTGAGATCAGGGTTTTCATCGGATGGGCGGAGGTGTCAAAGCGGCTTCGATCCGCTTGGTGCGCTCATCGATGCGAGCCAATGTCTCGGCGCGCTCGCTGGCGATGCTTTCGATTTGGCGGAGGCGGGCTTCTTGGCGCTCGTTGTCGGCTTCCACGCGGTGGACCTTCTCGGGAAGGATGAGCCATGCTTGGGAGGCTGAGAAGATCGTTAGGAGCAACGCGCCGACGGCGATGGCCTCCCCGAAGGAGAGGCGAACGCCGGGGCGATTGCGGACGGTTTCCGTGGACATCTTAGCTATTAGCCTGAGCTAAAAGATTCCCCACAATCGCAGTCGTCGCCACATTGGCGAGGCGCTCGGTGTTGAGGGCTTGGACCTTGGCGAGTTCGGCGGTCAGTTCGGTGCGGACTTGGCTGGCGACCGTGGCGGCGCTTGGAGCGGTCGCGCCACTGACAGGGGCGTCGAGGTTGGCGAGTTCGCTGGCGAGTTCCACGCGCACCTCGTCGGCGATGGCGGCGGCTGTTGGCGGAGTGCTCGGCGCAGTGTAGGCACTGGCCGCGAGGCGGGTGCTGATCGCTTGGTCGATCCGACCGAGTTCGACAGAAAGCTCGGTGCGGACTTGGGCGGCGATTTCGGCCTCGGTGGGGACATCGGGCGAGTTGGTCAATGTTGTGACCGTGCCGCCGGTGATTTCCTTGGTGCTTGCGGACCAGACGGCTGATGCCACGGTGGCTGCGCTCGGAGCGGCATCGGTGGGGATGCTGTCGATTTTTCCACCGACGCGCTCGAGGTCGGCGCGGATGGCCGCGACGAGGGCGATTTCGTCCACATTTTGATTCCCGATGGCTCCGACGATGGCGTTGAGGACGGCTTGGCCGTCGTTCTCGTCAAGAAGGCTGCCTTCCACGGCGGAGGAGATTTGCGCGGTGGTGGGGATGTCGGAGACCGCTGCGGGCGAGGCCGGGAGGTTGTCGGTTTTGGATTTTATTGCCGAGATGTCGGAGTTGGCTGGCGCGGTGTAAGAGGCCGAGGCCAGTCGGCTAGAAACCGAGGCATCCAGATTAGAAAGCTCGGTCAGTTCGGTGCGGACGGCGGAGGCTACCGAAGCGGCACTTGGCACGCTTGGCAGGTCGCCGGTCGTGAGGGTTGATCGGCTGGAGATCGTTGCGTCGAGGTTCGCCATTTTGGTGGAGTTGGAATCTAGCTCGGTGCGAATCTGAACCACGGTCGGGATCGAGAGGGCGGAGATGGCGGACTCGACGAGGCTTTGGTCTGCGGGATCGCTGGGGAGGTTGTCGGTTTTGGCCTGGATGGCAGAGATCGCAGCGCTCGGGATGTCGGCTGTGGTCAGGGTCGAGAAGGGGATTTCGGCGGTGCCGCTCCAGTTGATCTGGCCGGTGCCGACGGTGGCTCCTCCCGAGAAGAATACCAGTTGGTAGGTGCCTGCGCTGCCGGTCATGTTGCCGCTGTAGAAGCCGGAGGTTCCAACTTCGGAGAGCGAAATGGGGCTGCCACTGGCGGCTCCGGCGGTGTAGGCTTGGGCGGTGACGGTGAGCCCGGTTGAGAGGGCGATGTTGAGTTCGTTGGCCATGGTGGTTGTTCGTTAGGAGTTGAGGATGGTGAGTGTTTCGGTGAGCGTTGCCTCAAAAGAGTGCGGGGCGGCGGGCCAGTTGCTAGCAGCTGGGGCAAGACCGCTGGCGATCATGCCGTCGAGCCAGGCTTGGACTGCAACGAGCTTGGGCGAGGATTTCGCGGAGGCGTCGAGGCGGAGCTTTTGGTAGAGCATCGTGGTGGAGCGGTTGCCACCGTAGCCTTGGGAGTCGGTCCATGCCTCGGCGGTGTAAGTGGGAGCGGCTGGCGTGATCCATTGGCCGTCTTGCCAGATCGACTCCTCGCTTGGCTTGGGAGGGGCTGGTTGCCACTGCTCGGCTTTGGGGTTCCCGGATGCGATGAGGGCGGCGATGTAGCTCTCAGGGAGTTCGCGCAGTTCGAGTGTGTTTGTATTTTTGTAGAGGTTCATGGGTAGATTCTTGGATGGTTGGCGACGGTGGAGGCGGTGTTGGTAAGTGTCATTCCGCGAGCGAGGTCTTGGATGTCGCGGATAAGCGGGGTGTAGTAGACAAGGGACTGCGGGCGGATTTTGTCGCAGGTCATCCCCTTGGCGAGAGAGGCGATTTCGGCGGCGGTCAGCGTGGCTTGCCACATTCCGAGTTCGGCAAAGTCGCCTGTGGAATATTGAGGGCTAGATGTTGCTGCTCGACCGATTCTCAGTGTTTCATTAAAAACATTATTGCTTGTAGTTGATGGTATTGTGCCTGTAAATGAAAGAGTCAACGCGGCGCCGTTTAAGTATGCAGTTAGTCGCGCCGCATTTCCCACGCCTTCCCCATTAAAAATTAAAGCCAAATGGTTCCAACCGGTAACATTTTGAGTAATAAACCCAAGAGTATTAGCGCCGTTGGCTAATAAAAAATACACAACATTGTCAGTAAAATGTATGATCATTGTCCTGTGGTTTGGATTTTCGTTAAAGCCGAACGCTTGGTGTGTTGCGCTGGCGGGTCGCCTAATCCATCCCGCCATAGAAAAATTGGTTAGATTTTTTGCAACAGTCGTCGTGCCAGAAATTTCTTGGCTTGGAACAAATGCCCGTGCCATATCAAGCCGCGCTCCTTACTTCGACGGCGATCAGCTCGGCATCGCCTGTCATTGTATCGTTCGTGGCATCGTCCGCGTTGCGGAAGACTCTGATGCGGAAGGTGTCGCCTGCGGTAAGGCCGTCGATGGCGGTGACGGTTATGGATGTGATGGTGGCGATGCCGCTCGTGCCGTTTGCGGCTCCGGTGGCCTCGGTGGCGGTGTCGAAGGAGTCGGCATCGAGATCGGTGGTGCAGCGCTCGATTTGCACGCCCCAGCGACAGTTGCCAGAAGTGGCGGAGGTGGCCATCCAGGCGAGGCGGATTTGCAGGCCGGAGGCGAGGTTGGCATTTTCTGGGATGACTCCGGAGAAAATGGCGGATTCGTCGGTAGCGGCGTCGAAATCGAGGACTGCGATGGAGTTTCGCGTGTCGAGAGTGGCGAATGCGGTGGCGGGGGGCTGGTTCTCGCGGGGGGTGAATCGGGCGAGGGTTTTGCTGTAGAGATAATAATTCTGCGTGTAATTCTGTGTGCCGGAATCTGCGTTGAGCGTAGTGCCGGAAATCGAGAGCGCGGTGCCGAGGGTGAGGTGGGTGAGCTTGTTTTCGCTTTCGTCCCAGAAGAGTAGACGGTCGGCTCCGGGGTCGTCTGCGGTGATCTCGCCAGCGGCGATGGAGAGGACATCGGCGGCGCTGGTGCCGATGGTGGTTTGCGCGGAGGCGTTCAGCGTGCCGCCGGCGAGCGAGAGCCCGGTGCCGAGGGAGATTTCTTCGGCGGGGCCTGTGCCGGAGGTGGAGCGCCCGAGGAGTCGGTCGGTGGCGAGGATGGGTTTGCCGGAGGATGTGGCGATCATGGATAAAAGTTTTAAGTTTTAAGAATTAAGTTTTAAGAAAAAGTCAGTGAGGTGCGGTTGCTCCACTGCCCGGTGGCGGAGCTTTCGCTGGATGTGGTGCCGGAGGCGTTGAAAATGGTGCGGGAGATTTCCCAGTTGGCGCTGTCATACACCGAGCCGGTGGACGGAAATTCCGAATAAAGGAGGAAGCCGAGGTAGGTGGTGGTGCCGTCGGCGGAAAGGTCGAATGCCCAGACGCGGTCGGGGGCGTCTTTGGTTCCGGCCAATTTATACACCTCTCCCGTGCTGGGGTTGCGCGTGTAGAGGCGGCGGTCTGCGTGGTTCACGCAAATCTCGCCGAGGGCGAGGTCGGTCGTGTTCGGGATGCGCCCGGAGACCGTGCTGCGTTTTGGGATGATTTGTGGGTTTGCCATGTGGCGGTTTTTGTTTTGCGGAGTTTTGACCCCCCGCGTGGCGAGGCGCTATTTGAGCGCCCCGCCGGGGTTGGTGGGCTGGTTAGTAGCTGCCGCCGTCGATGGTCGTCTCGAGGGCAGTGATGCGGGTCTCGTGGTCGGCGACATCGGCCTCGACTGCGTCCAGGCGGGAGTCTGCGCTGGCTCCTTCGAGGGCCGTGATGCGGTTGGAGAGCGAGGTGTCGGCTGTCGCGCGAGTCGAGCTTTCCGAATCGAGATTGGTCTGGACTGCGGCGATGTCGGACTCGAGGCCGGACACATCCGATGCGCGTGAAGCGGCTTCGGCGGAAATTGCGGCGATGCGCGCGGCTTCTTCGTCGATGATGTCTTGCTCCGCTGCGGAGACGCGAGTGGTCAACGCGGTCGCTGCGGTCTCGACTCCGTCGATGCGCAGGCCCAAGGCTGTGTCGGCATTCGTGCGGTTCGTGACTTCAGTCGCCAGAGCGGCGTTGTTGCTCGTGACATAGCCAGCGAGGGTCGCGTCGTTCTCTGTGTCGATCGACTGGATGAGATCGACGATTTCTTTCAGGGAGTCTTTGTCGCTATCCGAGAGCGCAAGGATCGCATCGATGCGGCCTTTCTCGACGGTGATCTTACCGTCCAAAACGAGGTCGGCGGCTTCCAGAGTGGAAACGGCGGAGCTGATCGCGGATTGGCGCGCTGAAGTCTCGGCTGCGATGTCATCAGCGAGATCGCTCTCGGCGCCCTGGGCGCGGGAGATTTCGGCATTGAGGTTCGAGGTGAGCGTCGAATCCGCTGCGCTGCGCAGGTCGGCTTCAGCTTCTACCGCGTCATTGACGAAGGTTTTCTTCGCGTAATTGACGCCCGCGAGGTCGTAGACCCCCTCGGCTGTGCCGATGTAGAGGGCCTTGTTTAAGGTGTCGAAACCGGCTTCCCCGTTCTGCAAGGAGACGGGAATTCCAGAACCGCGTTTTAGTTTGATAACTTGAGGCATGGTGGTGATGGGTTAGGTGTTGGTGTTCGTGGGTGGGGTGAGTGTCAAAAATTGCCGCCGTCGATCATTCCGATTAGCGACGCGTAGGCGCTTGCGGTGGTGCTCCAGCGGTAGGGCATGCCCTCGTCGAGGGCCATGTAGAGGCGGTCTGGTTTTCCGCTTGATGGGAATGCGGAGCGTGTCGGGTATTCGACGACAACGGCGGGGAGCGTGAGGTCGAATCCGGAGAGGTCGAGCGTCTGCGTGATGTTGGATTCGGTGATCGTTGTCATGCGTAGACGAGGGTCTCCCTGTTAGCCCACGAGCCGGTGGCTGAGGCGGTGGCGAGGATCCGCCCGGCGGCGGAGAGGGTGGAGCGGCGGATGGTCCAGGTATTGGCGGTCTCGGGCAGGGATGGCGCGGCAGGGCGGTTGGTGTTGAGGAGGCGTCCGCTGTAGGTGGTGAGGCCGTCGGCGCTGATGTCGAATGCGTAGAGGTAGAGGGTCGGGTCGATCGGGGGCTGGACGGTGCGGAGGCCGAGGGCGGTGCAGGAGATTTGCATTCCGCTGGCGGGCGGCTCGTCGAATGTGATCGTGCCGGTGGCTTCCGAAACGAGGTAGTCGGTGCCGGGGGTTTGCGTGACGCCGTTGAGGGCGACGAGGACATGCTCGGGGTCGCTGCTAACCAGGCCGTCGATCAAGAAGGTGGTGGCAACGCCGTTGCCGATGCGGACGGTGGTGTTGATTTGCAGGCCTGGGGCCGATGCGATGATGTAGCTCGAGAGGCCGGTGATCTCGGTGGCGTCGTGTGTGTGGCCGATGGGGGATTTTCCGTCGATCTGGGTTTGAAGGGAACCAATGCTGGCGGCTGCTTCGGCGATGGAATCAAGCGCGGCAGGGTCCAGATTCGCGGTTAGATAATCGATCCGCGTCGAGAGCGCGGCATCTCCGGAGACTCGTGCATTTTGCTCCGTCGTGAGATCCGCACTGCGGGCGATGGTGGCGGCGAGGCGGGCATCTGGCAGAGTGCCGGTGGTGAGGAGCGAGGCGTTAGTTGTCGGCGGCGCGGCGGCGACGACTGCGGCCGCGAAGTCGGTGATCTTGCTGGAGAGGTGAGGCTCGGGTGGGAACTCGGTGGGCTTGCCGGTGATGCTGTCCCAATCAGTGGCGAGCGGCGTGACGGTGCCGGTCGAGTCGATGGTGGCAAAGTCTCCGTTGGGGAGGAGATAGAGTCGGCGGCCGTGGTCGGGCTTTTGCGGAGCCTGCGGGTCGATGCCGAAATTTATGAAACGGACGAGTTGCTGGCTCATGGCGCGGTCGGGGCTGGCATGAAGCCGATGCCTGCGGAAGTGTTGAAGGAGGCGATCGCTTGCTTTGTGCGCAGGGGGGTCATCCACTTGTCGTTGTCGGTGCCTCCTTCGGCTTCGGCCTGCGTGGCTTTGCCGTCGGGAACTGCGGCGGGGGTGCCTTCGGTGCCGAGGATGACGGAGTTTTGGATTTCGACCTGGAGGGTGGCGGTGCGGAGGGCTTGGCTCGGAGCGGTCCACTTGACCTCGAGGTAGGCGGCGATGCTGTCGGGGGACGAGGAGAAGGCGGCCTCGACCGGCTGGGTATTGAGATCGAGGATGGTTTGGCCGTGGGCCGCCAGAGCGAGAAAGTTGGAGTCGGAGAAGGAGGACTTGAGCGCGACGGTGGTCTGAGTGCCGGGGATCGCGGAGATGGCGACGCCGTTCTCAACGAAGATGACTTCAATGGGGACTTGGTCGCGGCGTTTTAAGACGAGCGTCTGGAGCGCGACATTGCTCGCGGCGCTTTTAACGAACCGCCGGTTTTTTTGATCGAGGAAAAGTTTCATGCCGCTCGAGGAGCGGCAGACTGTCAAATCGGGCGGCTCTCCGAGTCTTTACTGGAGCGGTTCGGAGGGAAACGGAACCAAAGACGCGGAGACCGGTTTTTCTTGGAATTTAACTATATTGTGTAGGCTGCGGATTTTGAGCCAGAAGCAACGGCGACAAACCTTCCTTCTCCGTAGGTAACGGATTGCCAATTCGCAGAAGACGGTAAAGCTGCCAGTAACCAAGTTATTCCATCTTTGCTAGATGCGGCGCTAGAAGTTACTTCAGCAACCGCAACAAATCGCCCATCTCCGTAGGTTACGGACCTCCAATAACGCAAAGATGGCATTGTTGCAGCAACCCAAGTTATTCCGTCCTCGCTATAGGCTGCTTTGTTTGTATCAGAAGCAACCGCAACAAATCGCCCATCTCCGTAGGTTACGGACCTCCAATACTCAGAAAAGGGCAATGTCGCAGCAACCCAAGTTATTCCGTCTTCACTGTAGGCTGCTTTGTTTGTTAAATAATCAATCGCAACAAACCTACCTTTTCCGTAGGTTACGGACCTCCAATAACTAGAAGACGGCATTGTTGCAGCAACCCATGTCACTCCGTCTTCGCTATAGGCTGCTTTGTTTGTATTTGCAGCAGCAACAGCAACAAATCTACCTTCACCGTAGGTTACGGAGGTCCAACTCTGCAAAGATGGCATTGTTGCTGAAACCCAAGTCACTCCATCTTCGCTGTATGCTGCGAGTTTCGATGGTGAATACGGGGGCTCCGCGCCCCCGCCAACGCCACCAACCGCAACAAATCTTCCCTCTCCGTAGGTAACGGATTGCCAATCAGTAACGTTAGCAAATAATGCAGGAACATTTTCCCAAGTTACTCCGTCATTGCTGTGCGCGAAATACAGCCCACCAAGAGCAACGAATCTGCCTTCTCCGTAGGTTACGGAACTCCAACTAGTGGAGTTTGGTTGCGTGGTTAATGCCCATGTCAGCGTTTTCGTATATTCTAAATATGCTGCGGATGTTGACGGGCCACCAGCAACCGCAACGAATCTTCCCTCTCCGTAGGTTACGGAAATCCAATTCTGCGAAGACGGAAGTGAAGCGGAAATCCATGTTGCTCCGTCCTCGCTATAGGCTGCTGCGGTTGAGCTTTGAGCAACCGCAACGAATCTCCCTTCTCCGTAGGTTGCTCGCCAATTCTCAGAAGACGGGAGTGTTGCAGCAACCCAAGTAGCTCCGTCTTCGCTATAGGCTGCGGCGGTTGAGCCAGAAGCAACCGCAACGAATCTCCCTTCTCCGTAGGTTGC